GGAGAAGCAATTTTGGCAGTATTAGAGGAATACTTCTTCGGTATTGGTGCAAGTAAGGAAGGAATATTAGAGTATAGTGATGAGTTTAAATTTTTGCAAGATCAAAGAACTTATAAAATAAAAATGTATGGTTTTGGTAGAGCAGAAGATAATACTTCATCTATTTTATTAGATATTAGCGATATAGAACCTACTTATATTACTGTAAATGCTAAAAGCCAAACAGTAGCAGCTGCTAATAATACAACAACTGACAATCAAGATAATACTATAGTTGCTTAACGTTGATTTTAGATAAGGGGTGATATTATGGGGAAACAAGAAAATAGTTCAGAAGAAACTAACACTTTACTAGACACATTGTATCAACAAGTGTCTAGTAGATGTTATATCACTAGTAAGGATAATTTGATTAAAGAAAGACTAGAAAAAATTATTAAAAATGCTTTGATTTCTGTTAAATCGCTACTTGGTATTCCAGAAGAAAGTTTTGATTTTTCAAAAGATGGTAAAGAAAACGAATTATTTCTTAATTATTGTATGTATCGTTGGAATAATAGAACTACAAAAGAATTTGAAAATAATTATATGAGCGATATTTTATCTGTTAGAAATGAAAATGAAGTTAAATATTATAGGTCATTAAAGGAAGAAAACAATGAATGAAAATTATAATGATGGTGTTGCTAATTTTTATAGAAAAAAGCCAATTATCAATAGTTTCCAAGCTACTAAAAATGTAACGTCAAAAGAAGATTTAGAATATGTAGATAAATTCTTCTTTAAAGAAGAAACGCAGAGACAGCAAGATATTGTTTTTGCAGGAGCGATGGATAAAAAGCTATCTATGAAAATAAGTATCCCTTATTGTAATACTCTTAAAAGTGATTATTCCGTTATTATTGATAATTACTTATACTCTATTTTTCATATAGATCCAGATAAAAAGAAAATGAAAACTTATATTTATTTAGAAGGAGAGAGAAGAATTGAGAGATAAAATTTCAGAAGCATTAGAAAAATGGGAAAACAAAAGATTAAATTTAACAGAAATTGAAGATATCAACAAAAAGGAAAAACGTATATTCTATGGTCAAAAACCTATTAGTATAAAACTTGACGATTGGAATTACGTTATTTTTGGAATGGTAGAAATAAATAAAAGTGGTGATAATTCTTTAGATTTAAGTGGATACTATTTTGTTGATATTATTAGAGAAAATTTTGTTGATGACGAAACAATATTTTCTTTAATAGAAGCAATGGAAGAGATTCCAGGTATTAAATTGTGCCGAGGCACTAATCCAATTGATTATATAACCAAAGGCAATACTAGCATAGTCTGTGAAATGATGCGATTAATGTTTACAAGACCAATGAAAAGGAAAAACATAAATGTCGAGAATTAAAGTTCATTTTGCTTTGAAAGATGATGATTGGGAACAGTATTTACAAAGGGTAGAACAATTCCCAGATAAAGTAAAAAAAGCAGTAAATGATTATATGCATGATGATGCTAGAAATTTAATGATAAAAAGTATAACTGGAGAACTTCCAAAGTCTGATAGACAAAAGAATGGAAATAGGGGACATGCTAAAACGAGTGAATGGTATGTCTCTTTTAATTTCGACCAAGCAGTAACAATAGAAAATAAGTTGAAAGGTAATAAACACACTAGTTTTTATTATCTTTTTTTTCCTCATGAAGGTACAGTTTATCAAAAGTCTAATCCTTTTGCTGAACGTGCTGTTGATAAGGAATATAATCGTATTGTAACTGATTTATTCAATGTAATTGATAGAGAAATAAAGGAGGATTTGTAATATATGGATACAGAATTTTCAAGATATGAAATTAAAAAATCACATATCAAAATTGATGGTGAAGAAACAAAGGCTATCACTTTAAATTGTGTGGGGTCTGTAGAAGAGGAATTGAATACTAAAACTGTTTCAAAATCTTGTGAAGGTGTTGTTAAAAAGCAACGAACACGTGGAGATGGGACAGGTACGTTAACAGTGTCATTACATATCCCATACAATCTTTATAAAGATATATATGGAATGGTAGGAACTGGATTAATTGAAGGAGTAAATGCTTATGGTAAAAATTCTTTACATAAAGTTTTTACTTATACAGCAATTGTTAAAGATGAGGATGGAAATGAATTGTTAGTAGCATATCCTTGTTGTGTTGTAACATCAGGTCCTAAATCTAGTATTGAAAATGGTGCAGAAGAAATTAGTGAAGGAGAATTAGAAATCAGTATTATGCCAGATGAGTATGATAATTGCAAATATGAAATATTTGTAAGTAAATTACCAGAAGATAAATCTATCACTAAAGAAAAATGGTTAACTGAATTCACTCCATCAATGGTTCAAGTGCCAATAGCGTAAGGGGGTGAATTTTATGGATACAAAAAAATATAAAGTAGTTTCTACTTTTAAAGATAAATATACAGATGAGATTTATACAAAAGAACATGAACCTTTAGAACTTTCAAAAGAACGAGTAGAGGAAATTAGAAAAGTAGAAAAATTAAAAAAGTGTAAATTAATTGAAGAAATTAAAGAAAAATAGGAAAGGGGATATTTGATTTATGAACACTTATAAAGAATTAAAATTAAAAAATGGAGATACAATTAAACTAACTTTAAGTTTAAAAAGATTATTGGTTTTAAAAACAAAAAACATTGATGTGTATGAAGATACTAACAGTATCATTACAAAAGGTCCAAAGGACATTTTTGATATGGTTAAATTGATTTATGCAGGATATTTATGTGCTGCTGATTTAAGCGAGGAAATAATGTCTTATGATGCATTTTTGGAAGTTATTCCAGATGATATAGGAGTTATTGCTTCCACGGCAGGAGATTTAATTAGTCCTAAAAAAAACTAGGTTTTAGAGGACCATTAAAAAAAGCTACTAGGGGGATGCCTTCAAAATTAAAAATACCAAACTTTAAAATTGAAGATATAGAGGACATGTACACTTATTATGTAATGATTTTAAAAATTAGTGAAGATGTGTTCTGGAATGCTGATTTTTCTTTTTTACAATCTATTGTAGCTAATAAAACGGCATACGATGGATTTATACAATATTCAAAGTATCTTCAAACAAAAGAATTAGGTAAGAAAAAGAGGTAAAGGACATGGTATTATCCATGTCTTTTTTATTTTGTAAAGAAAGGAGGTTGAACTGTGGCAAGTAGGAAAAATACAATAAAAACAAATATAGAAGCAAATAGTGAAAGTTTCTTAAAAGCAATGGATGATGTACAGAAATCTATTCGTACTACAAAAACAGAATTTAGCTATATAAATTCTATTATGAAAAGTACTGGGGATGTAACAGATGATTTAACAGAACATAAAAAGATACTTACGTCTGAAATTGATAACGTAAGTAATCAAATAGATATATTAAACCAAGGTTTAAAAGAATCCATTGATAGAAATGGCGAAGATAGTGAAGCAACAAGAATTATGCGTGAAGAAATAAATAAAGCTTCTACTCATTATCAAAATTTAAAAAATAAACTACAAGAAGTTAATGATAAATTAAAAGAACAAATTACACCACTTGGAAAAGTAGCTGAAAAATTTGAAGAAGTTTCTAATGTTGCCGATAAATTTGCTAGTAAAGTAAAGTGGGTTTCGGCTGGATCTGCGGGATTGTTAACTTTAGGAGCGAAAACTGCTATTGATTTAGAGGACGCTTTTGTAGGCGTTACGAAAACAGTAGATGGTACAGATGAACAACTAGAAAAAGTAAGACAAGATATCATGAAACTTTCAAAAGAAGTTCCAATATCAGCTCAAGAACTATTTGAGTTAGCAGAAACAGCAGGTCAATTGGGAATTAAAGTTGAAGATATATCTATATTTACAGAAACGATGGCGAAATTAGGAACTGCTACCAATATGAGTGCTAATGAAGCAGGGGAAGCCATTGCTACATTTGCGAATATTATGGGTACCCTTCCAGAAAATTATGAAAGAATTGGTTCTACTATTGTTAGATTAGGAAATAATTCTAGGGCTACAGAATCGGATATTACCAATATGGCTCTTCGCATGTCTGGTGCAGGTGCTACTTTAGGTATGTCAGAATCTTCTATTCTTGGTTTAGCTACTGCTTTATCTTCTGTTGGATTAGAAGCAGAGATGGGTGGTACTGCAATTTCAAGAGTTATGAACGATTTTAATAGGGCTGCTAATGGTATGGAAACCAAGTATGGTTCACTATCCCAATATGCTCAAATTTGTGGGATGAGTACTAAAGAATTTTCACAAATTGTTAAGACTGATGCAGGGGAAGCTGTTAAGCAATTTATTATTGGTTTAGGAGATACCAATAGAACTGGTAAAAATACCATTCAATTATTGGGAGAACTAGGAGTAAACGAAGTAAGGCTAACTGACACTATGTTACGTCTTTCTAATGCTGGAGGTTTAGTAACTGAATGCATGGAAATGGCAGATGAAGAATGGGAAACAAACAATGCGTTAAACGCAGAGGCAAGTAGAAAATATGCCGATACTGCTTCACAAATTCAATTAGCTAAAAATAAATTTACAGAATTAGCTGATAATTTTGGAAAATTGATGTTACCAACTATTAATGACTTGTTGGGAAAATTTGGAAAGTTAGTAGACTGGTTAAATGGATTAGATGATAGTACTAAAAATACTATTGTAAAAGTAGGAATGTTTACTGCTACATTATATCCATTAGCTAAAGGTGTTGGAAATGTTAGTAGTACAATTGGCAATGTAGTAAAGGTAATAGATAAATTAGGAAAATGTACTAAATTAATTGGTGGAGTCCAAAAGGCTTTTACTTTATTTGGTGGTGCTATTAAGGGTGTAGTAGGTGCATTTGGTCCATGGGGAATAGCAATAGCTGCTGTTATTGCTGCAGTTGTTTTATTATGGACTAAATGTGAATGGTTTAGAGATTTTGTAACTAATGCTTTTCAAGTGATTCAAAAGGTCGCTTCAAATGTATGGAATGCAATTGTTAGTATAATGAAACCAGTCTTTGATACTATTGTTTCTATTATAAAGGTGGCATGGGACGTTATTAAAAAAGTATTTGAAACTACAGTTAGCATAGTGCAGCCTATATGGGAAAAGATTAAAGCGATATTCCAGCCAGTAATGAAGTTTTTTAGTGATACATGGAATTATATAGTATCTACTTTGAAACCAGTAGTAGATTCTCTTTTTAATATGTTTAATGAGGCATGGTTATTAATTAAAACTATATGGGATATAGTAGTACCATATTTTGAAACATTATGGGAAGTTATTCAAACTATTTTCAGTGTAGTAGTTGAAGTATTGGGAGGATATTTTAGTACTGCATGGGAAGTAATACAAACTGTATGGGATTTAGTACAACCGTATTTTGAAACAATTTGGAATATAATTCAGACAATATTTAGTGTTGTTTCTTCTGTATTAGGAGGATTCTTTAGTGCTGCATGGAGTGCTATTAAAACCGTGTGGGATTTAGTACAACCATATTTTCAAGTGATATGGGCTGGTATTTCTGGAGTCTTTAGTGTAGTAAAAGCAGTTATTGGTGGGGCTTTTGAAGCAGCATGGGCAGTAATTAAGACCATATGGGATACAGTAACAGGATATTTTAAAGCTATTTTTGATACGATAGCAGGAATATTCTCTGTTATTAGAAATGTTCTAACTGGTAATTTTAGTGAAGCATGGGAAGGTATTAAAGGAATTGTAGGAACATGGGTAGCATGGTTTCAAGGTATATGGGACAATATTAAAAATGTATTTGGTAAAGTAAAAGATTTCTTTAAAAATATCTTTGTTGCTGCATGGGATGCTATTAAGAATGTATTTAGTAGTGTGGGAGACTTCTTCGGAGGTATTTGGGATACTATTAAAGAAAAATTTACTAATATTGCCCAAAAGGTTGGAGATGCTATGTCTGATACCTTTAAAGCAGCTATTAATGGATTATTAGGAATGGCAGAAAAAGTGTTAAATTTCCCTATAAATGCAATTAATAAGGCAATTGATATTCTTAATAAAGTACCTGGCGTAAACATTGGAAAACTTGATACCTTTGATTTACCAAGACTAGAATTAGGTGGAGTATTGGATAAAGGTGCTAGAACTGTTATCGCAGGTGAAAATGGTGCAGAAGCTATTGTTCCACTTGAAAATAATACAAAGTGGATTAATAGAGTAGCAGAGCAATTTAAAACTTCTATTATTGATACTATGGGTCTTAATAATAATTATATAGAGCAAGTTACTAATGTTTCTGGAATAGAAGAGATTCTTTCAAGATGTGTTGAATTATTAGAGAGTATTCTATATAAACCAAGTGACTTTTATGTTGATGGACAAAGAATATCAGAAGCGACTGCTTCTTCGGATGATGTTGCTAGTGGAGAGTTACTAGAAAAAATAGAGAGGGGATGGGCTGTATGATAAAACAACTATGTTCAAATGGAAAATCAAGTTATGATGATTTTGGTATTTATATTAAGGAAAGAAACCCATCTCTTCCTTCTAAAAGAAAAAATAGTCAGACTGTTCCAGGAATGCATGGATCATACGATTTTTCTTCTTTATATGGAGAGGTAATTTATAATGACAGGACAGTAGAATATAAGTTTGATATTACTGGTTGGGATGTAAATGATTTAGATAATGAAAGAAGAAAAGTATTTGATTGGATTATTAATATAAATCAAACAGAAATATTAGATGAATATTCTCCAAATTATCATTGGTTTGGAAGTTATAGTGATGGAAGTTGGAAGGAAAATGCAGAACAAGGAACTTTAACAGTAAAATTTTTAGTTTATCCTTTTGCAATTGCTAACATTCCAACTGAAAAGAACTTCAATGTTACTGGAAATATTAATCAGTCAATTATTATTGAAAATAATAGTAGCCATAGAGTTATACCCAAAATTATCACAGATAATAATGTAACAGTTACTAAAGACGGAAAAAGTATTACTTTAACGCAAGGAGAATGGGAAGTAGACAATTTCTATTTGGAGAAGGGTGAAAATACTTTAATACTTAATGGAAATGCTAATGTATGTTTCAAATATACGGAGGAGGTATTTTAATGTATGATGTATATGTTATAAATAATGGAATCCAAAGTTTGATTCATACTGATAATGTAATTAGTAAGGATAAAGGTCTAAAGATAACTAATGCGAAAATAGTGGAAGGGATTAATTCAATTAATTCCTTTTCTTTTACTATTTTTCCAAGTAATCCTAGATTTAATGAATTATTCTCCTATACTACTGAAATCATGGTAAAAAATACAAGGCTCAATAAAATAGTTTTTTATGGAAGAATTATTAAACCAAAGGTAGCAATGGAGAGTAACGGAAAGTATTCTAAAACAATTGAATGTGAAGATAGAATGGGTTATCTTCGTGATTCTTTAATGGATTATTTGCCAGAGCAATATTGGAATATAAAAAATACTACTTATAATACAGACGGAAGTATTAATAGACGTGGTGTATTAGAGTATGTTTTAGATATTCACAATAAAAAACAACCTATAAATAAAAGAATTTATATGGGAGAAGTTACAATGCAAGATTCTAGTGATGAGTTATACTTTGGAATGCAACAACAAAAAAATGCCTTTGATACTTTAAAAGAAAAATTAATAGAGCATTTAGGAGGAGAATTATATTTAAGAGAGGATTCCGATGGAAAACTTTATTTAGACTATAAACCAGAAATGGGAGAAATTAAGACTACTAAAATAGCACTTAAAAGAAACCTTCAAAAGTTATCCAAAGAATCCGATCCTACTGCATTCATAACTAGGTTATATCCATTAGGAAGTAAAATTAAAAAACAAGTAGTAGAAAATGACGGAAATGTTACAGAAGTAGAAACAGATGAAAGAATTACTTGTGCAGAAGCTAACGGTGGCATTCCATATATAGATGATGAGGAAGGAATCGCAATGTATGGTATTATCGAAGGCTATAAAATATATGACCATGTGGTTTATCCTTCTACACTACTAAATCATGGCAGAGTCTTTTTAGCTACAAATAATAAAGTAAAACAGAAACATGTAATTACTGCTTTAGATTTATCTACCATTGGATTAGATATTGATTCGTTTGAAGTAGGAAATTATCATCCTATTATAAATGATTTATTAGGTATCAATGATACTTTAAGAATTATAAAGAAAACAACTAATCTTAATTCTCCAGAAACGTCTCAATTAGAAGTCGGAGATAAATATGCAACTCTGACAGAATTACAGTTAAAACGAGAGACTGCTATGAAGAATCAATTTAATGAGCGTATTGAAACAGTAGAAAATAATGTTTCTTATAATGTCTTAAAAACAAGTGAATATTTAACTTCATTAATAAATCAGTTTGCTGATAGAATTGAACAAATGATAGGTAAAACAACCGTTACTATTAAAGATTTTGAAACATACAAAACAGAAGTAAGTACTAAATTTACCCAATCGAAAGACTCTTTCGATTTTTTGTTTACTAACATTCAAGAATCTATTACTAATTTGAATGGTATTGTTTCTACCAATCAGAATCAAATGGTTAAATATATTCGTTTTGAAGATGGAAATATCATATTGGGGTTGGTAGGTAATGAAATTTTACTAAAGCAGTCTCACGATAGAATCTCATTTTTACAAAATAATATAGAAGTTGCTTATTTTTCCAATAGTAAATTATATGTTACCGAAGCAGAGTTCACAAATGGTCTAACTGTATTTAATTTGAAATTTACAAAAGAGGCTAACAATTCAATAACGATAGGATAGGAGGTAATGTATGGGAACAATTTCAGCAAGTAAGTCTATCACTATTAAAGGTGTAGGTACTTTTACTTTAAAAGCAGAATTTTCTAGTAACCAGGATAACAACAATGTTGCTCTTAATACATCACCAGTAACAGCTAAAGCAACATTGACTAAAGGAACTGGTTCTTTTTCTTATTCTACAAGACAAGGAACATTGTATATTTTGTGGCATGATAATAAAAATAACACAGATACCTTATGGGATTCTATGGATGTTAAGAAATTGATGGAAGGTAGTGTATCCATTAGTGCTACTAAAAATGTCGCACATAACGATGATGGTTCATTAAGTGGGTATGCTATTGCCAAATGGACTAAAGCCTCTGGTGGAAGTCAGTATGCTCCAGCTAGTGGTACAGTAGCAACAGATACAAAGAAATTTGATACTATCGCTAGAGCTAGTGTCCCAACTTTATCTGTATCACAAGCAACACTAGTATCTACAAAAGTTGTAATAAATACAAATAAAAAAGCTGACTTTTTTAATCATAAATTAAGCTATAGTGTTAATGGTTCAGCAGAAATTGAAATAGCCACCAATGTAGTAGATAGTTTTGAATGGATACCAGTTTTATCAATTGCTAATAATTTTACAAATGCTATAGATGGCGAGATAGTAATAAAATGTAAGACCTTTAATGGTACTACACAAATAGGTGAAACAAAAGAAGTAAAGTTAAAAGTTCTTATTCCAGATAGTGTAAAACCGTCTATTAGTAAGGTTGCTTTAGAGGAATTATCAGATGTTATGAAAGCAAAAAATTGGGGAGTTTACGTTCAAAATCATTCTAAAATTAAAGGAAAAGTTACTGCAGTAGGTTCGTATGGATCTGTGATTAATTCTTATACAATTAAAATCAATAATGAATTATTTGTTGAATCAGAATTTGAAACATCCATTATAACGATAGTTAATCCAACAATAGATGTGACTGTAGTAGATTCTAGAGGAAGAAAAGCTACCTATCAAGCAAGTGTCCCAGTTTTAGCTTATCAATTCCCTAGTATTACAGAATTTGTTGTTAATAGAAATATAACAACGAATACTAAAATGGACGTATCGTTTAAATGTAAACATTATAAGGTAAATGGAAAAAATACAAAAAAGTTTGTTCTTTTCTATAAAAAAACAAAGGATACTAATTATACTAGTTTAACAATTACTAATGTTTCTGCAGAATCTACAACAAACGATTACATTATATATAAAGGAAGTACACAGTTGACAATAACAACAGGTGATTCCTATCAAGCATATTTAGTAGTAACGGATGCTTTTAAGGATGTTTCTTCTACTGTTAAAGATGTAAATACAGTATTTAAACTTTTTAATATAACTGCAGATAAAAAATATTTTGCAGTTGGAAAATTGCATGAAGAAGTTGGTTATAATGAATTCGCAGTACCACAACTACATCTGGCAAATATTTATAGAAAAGATGGAAATTATCAAGGAGCATTTTTAAGTTGCCCTAATATTAATAGTGGGAAAATGACTTACAATAGTGGAAATAAAACATTAGAATATCAAAATGGAAGTAGTAATCACAAGATACCAGTAATAACTGGGGATATGATGCCATACTATGCTGTCAAAAGTGGTTCTCTAGTGCAATTGAAAAATGCAAGTGGTGGGAACTTATTTCCAGTTGTGGAAACTGATTATGTTGTTGTTGGTACATTCACAGAATAGGAGGAAAAAAAGATGAAAAAAGTATTGCAATTAATATGTGAACATGAGAAAATTTTACATACATACATACATACATACATACATACATACATACATACATACATACATACGGATATTTTGCAGAAAGGAGGAACTATTTAGTTAGTTGCTCCTTTTTAGAGGTGCAAAATGGCTGATGTAGTGAATAGAAAAGATGGAAGACTATGGTCTAGTACTGGCATCGTTCATAGTAATAAAAAATTGTCGGAGGTTTTGAATTTTTTGCTTGGTGAAGTTTTATTTGAAAATGGAAACGGAGAGTCTGGCAATATAACACTTTCAGAAACGTCCTCTAATTTTAGACAGATGGAAATTTTTTATAAGAGTTCTGATAACACCTGGAGTTCAGTTAAATTGGATTACCCAAATGGTAAAAGAGCTTATTTGTCAGCTGGTTGGTCTTCTGCAACGTTATATCATAAATCAAAGATAATAAGCATTGACGGAAACAAAATAACGAATCAGTCTTTTAATACATCGGCGATAGCAAATAATAAAAGTCCAACTACTACATCAGACAACTTAATTCTTATTACAAAGGTAGTGGGGCATAGATAACTAAATAAAATTTTATGGCTACAAAGGATGTAATTGTAAGAAAAGATGGTCGGTATTGGGATTCAAGGTGCATTGTTCATCAAAATAAAAAGTTAAGTGAATATTTAAAGGACACAGGTTGGAAAAATTTAACATTAGCTACAGGAGTAAAAGAGGGGACTTTATGTGGAACTCCACAATATAGGAAAATTGGAAATCATGTGTTTATACGTGGAAGTATTTCCTTCACTTTATCGGATTCAACTTTCATTTTTGCAACTTTACCAGAAACATATAGACCAAAGAATATTATTTATAGAATGTGTTCTACAGGTGGAAATAGGATAGCAAGATTAGGAGTAAGGGCAGATGGAAGTATGTTTATTGATTGGATTTTTAATCTGAATGGAACAACTAAATTTACAGGATCAATTACTTGGTTAGATATAAATATCGATTTTTTTATAGATTAGGTGGTGAGAAAATGGAAAATAAATTTGAAAAAGAAGTACTCGAAAGATTAATAAAAATAGAAACAAAAATAGACGATTACAAAGAAATTAAAAAAGATGCATCTGCAGCATTGAATTTGTCAAAAGAAAATGAAAAAGAAATAACTGAAATTCAAGATAAAATAAAGTGGCTTTCTAGAACAATAGGAGCCACAATTATAACAGGACTAATAGGTCTTGTTTTTATTTTAATAAAAATTGGAATGGGTATTAATTAAAGAAAGAAGGTAAATTATGATAAATGATATTTTAACACTTATTTATATGATGAGCATTTTAGGAATTTCTATTGTAGTAAATACAGTATTAGGAACTGTTATTGCAAAAAGAAATTTAAAGTTTGATAAGAAAAAATTAAAATCTGGGCTAATTAAATCTGTAGTGGTTTGTGTGTCAGTAATTGCATTTTGCTTAACACTGGAGCTATTGCCTTATATTTTATCGAGAGTTGAAATTAAATTGCCAGAAGAAGTAATTACAACTATCGAACTGCTAACAATATTTTTAACTGCCTATGTGAAATATGCAAAAGATATATTTGAAAAAATAAAATTATTATTAAATCAAAAGGAGAGTGAATAGTTATGAAGGTAAAAGACTTTGTAGCAAAAGCAAAGGAGATAGTAAATAAGTATAAAACATTATATGTTTTAGGGTCTTTTGGATCTCCAATGACATCAGAAAGGAAAAAATATTTTATTAATAAAAGTTCTTACAATAAAAAAAGAAGCACTATGATTAATAAAGCTTCTTCCGATACATTTGGTTTTGACTGTGTTTGTTTGATTAAAGGGATTCTTTGGGGATGGAATGGAAACAAAAATAAACCTCATGGTGGCGCTATTTATAAATCTAATGGGATTCCAGACTTTGGTTCAGATGAAGCAATTAATCTTTGCACCAATGTATCTTCTAATTTTTCTAAAATAGAAGAGGGAGAAATAGTATGGATGAAAGGTCATGTTGGAATCTACATCGGCAGTAGTGAGGTGATAGAGTGTTCACCTGCCTTCAAAAATAAAGTACAAATAACTAAATTATTCCAAAGAAAGTGGTTAAAACATGGAAAATTAAAATATATTGATTATAGTGGTAATATTGAAAACAAACCTATTACTAATTCTTCATCTAGTACCCCTAGTTCAAACGAAAAGCCTATTACTAATGTAAATATACAATATTATCCTAAATCAAATTATAAAGGCACTTCTATTGTTACAGCACTTGCTCAATTAAATATAAATCATTCATATAGTTATAGAGCAAAGATAGCTGCTAAAAATGGAATCACTGGTTATAGAGGTTCAGCAGTACAGAATACAAAAATGCTCAATTTACTAAAAGAAGGAAAATTAAAGAAGGTCTAGGAACGGTATTGAACAGTATTGAACGCTACTTCGACAAATATCGACAAAGATACAATATATAATACATTCTTCGAGAGGGGGAGTATTATGTACGAAGTATTAAAAGATATTGAATTAGAAGAGTTTATTAATGGATATTTTTCTATTTGTAAGCAAGATATATTTAAAGTATCTTGTATTGAATATGAAAATAAAAAAGAATATTTAATTAATGAACATTATTTATTTATAATTTAAAAAGGTCTAGTCATTATGACTAGGCTCTTTTTATTTGTAAAAAAATTACTCTAAAATTACTCCGAAGTGGGTGTAATTTGTGGAAAAATAGGAGTAAAAATGGAAAATACAAACAAAAAAAGCCTTGTTTTCAAAGACTTTTATTTCAACAATGGTGTCCCCTTAGGGGCTCGAACCCTAGACCCACAGATTAAGAGTCTGTTGCTCTACCAACTGAGCTAAGGAGACATATTTTCCTCTTGTTTACATATGCATTTTAGCATATTTTTTATACTCTGACAAGATATTTTAAAAAT